TGAAGCCCGTGAGTATTTCATGGCAACAGCACCACAGCCTAAGATCAACTATGAAGCAGTGTGTGTACAGACGGACGTAACAGGTAATGCCACATGATTGGAATTATTTCTAAGATACTTGGCTCAGGTGATGTCATCAAGAAAGGAATGGAGCTAATTGATGATATGCACACCTCCGATGAGGAAGCTATTGCCGCTAAGTCAAAGGCGAAGATTGATCTCATAAACGCCTATGCTCCATTCAAACTCGCACAACGCTACATTGCTCTAATGTTTACAGCAGTGTTTCTCAGTATGTTTGTCCTTGTACTTGCTATGACGTTAGCAGGTGAAGGTGACATTAACGCAGTCAAAACCATTATCGGTGACTTCTGGATTGGAGAAATTATGTTGATGATCGTTGGCTTTTACTTTGGCGGCGGTTTAGCCGAATCAGTAAGGAAGAAATAATGCCAAAAGTAGCAGGGAAAGAGTATCCTTACACTAAGAAGGGTATGGCAATGGCTAAGAACAAGGCCAAAGCAACAGGTAAGAAAGTTAGCTACGGAAAGAAAAAGGCTAAGAAATGAGCAAAGGTTTATACGCTAACATCCACGCTAAACGTAAGCGCATTGCAGCCGGTAGTGGTGAGACAATGCGTAAACCAGGTAGCAAGGGTGCACCAACGTCTAAATCATTTAAGCAAGCTAAGAAGACGGCTAAGAAGAAATGATTCGTAAAAGCTACGGTGCTGTTTTAACAGGCACATCACAAACACTTTACACAGTCCCTGCCGGTAAAAGTGCTCAATGGGTGTTGATGTACATTACCAACACTAGCGGCTCTAACGGCACTGTAGAAGTAGACTACTACAACGCAGAGCAAGACACTACCTTCTCTATACTAGAAGGCTACACGGTAACAGCTAAAGAGTTCTTTCAAATCGGTGGTGAAATTAATGCTTTCATTATGATGCGTGAAGGCGACAGTATTTCTGCATTTGCTACGCAACAAATGACGATGCTTATATCGTTGATTGAAGAAAACAACATTATCCAAGGGGGCTAAAGTGCCTAAGTCTAAAGACCCTAAGTTAGCCAGAGCAGGTGTCAGTGGTTACAACAAGCCTAAGCGCACACCGGGTGGCTCTAAGAAGTTTGTTGTTGTTGCTAAAGAAGGTGACAAGACTAAGACGATTCGCTTTGGTGATCCCAACATGACCATCAAAAAAGACCAACCTAAAAGACGGAAGAGCTTTCGTGCTCGACACAAATGCGATACCAATCCACCATCAAAGCTGACAGCAAGGTACTGGTCGTGCAAGAAGTGGTAGTAAGAGATACTGTTACTCAACACGACTTTATACAATTACTAAAAGATTCAAAATACCACCGTGGGTGGACTGCAGAGGATGTCAAGAGAATTATTTTCCCTCTGCTTAAGAAAAAACAAGCGTTGTTTGCTTATGACAACGACAACATACAAGGGATGGTAACGTGGGCTTGGGTTGACCCTCAAGTGTCCAAAGGTTACCTTGAGGGGACTCAAAAACTAACCTCAGAGGCTCTCACAGGCTCTACAGGCGATCTTTGGGCTATTGACTTTATAGCCCCATACGGAAACGTAAAGAACGTCATACAAAGCCTTACAAAGAGTTTTAAAGAATTACATCCAGAGCACACATCGGCTAAGATGTTCAGGAGAGCAAAGAACTATGCTAGTAAAGTCACCCTTCGGTAGACACTATACAGACACCGCAGAAAAGCTAGAGCAATCTCTGTACTGCTTTGGTGGTGACAGCAGTTCATCAGATGCCGGAGGAGCTCCGTCGACACCTCAAGAGGCTGAGATGGATAGAGAGATGGCGGCTATCGAGCAAGAGTTTGCTGATATGACTGCCGCCTATGAATCTGGTGGTTCTTATACATCTCAAGGTGTCACGACAGAAGGCTCAGATACTGCCAACGAAGATGTAGCAGTCCGTGAGTCTATCACAGAACCCGGTAAGACTTACAACTTTAACATTGATAGAGCCGCTGACTACTCTTACGATGCACAAGGTCGTCGTGTTTACGATACCTTAGACCCTCAAATGCAACAGTTATACGATGTTGACCGTGCTGTCAACCGTATGACGACTCTTCTTGACTCAGGTGTAATGACTGTCTCAGATGCTGAAGGCAACGTCATGAGTATGGAAGAGACAATGGATCGTGACATTGCTCTGGCTGATGCTCAGTTTGAAGCTCTTGATGCAATCTATGCAAACCCTAAGTACGCTGATAAACTTGCTTCGTTAATGGTTGAAGACCCTGAGACAGGCAAGATGGTGCCTAGGGGTGACCTTCAAATCTTTATGCGTGACACAGGTCAAATCCTTGTTCGTGATCCTGATATGTTCGACAGGATTATGGCTGAAGATGTTGGCCCCGGGATCGCTAACTACATCGCAGGACAAGTAGGTGGTACTGGGTTAGCTACAGTCGCCTTTGACATCTTCGGTGCACCTGTGAATGCTTACTCAGCTAACTTACTGTTCCAAGGTGGTCGTGCGGCGGCCTCAGGTTCACTCTTCGGTACACCTCTGATTACTGCGACTGCTTGGGAAGACCCTGTTACTGGTGAGAACGTAACTGAACAACGTCTTAACATTGCAGGTGATACTGTAGACCGTCGGTTTACAACAGAGACTGAGTTCCGTGAGCGTCAAGCCGCAGAACAAGCACTGAAAGATCAATATGACTCAGGTCAGGCCATTGGTGATTCCGGAACACTTGCTGAAAGCCGCACAGGCACACGAAAGCCAACTTGGCGTGATTACGTCAATACTGACTTTAGTCTTGAACAGGCTGTGTTTAGTTCAGTCCTTGATAGTCAAAACTTTGCATCACTACCTGAAAGTATCCGTGATGGTGTTGTCTTAACAAAGAACATTGCAGAAGGACAAGACCCACTGACAGCACTCATAGGTGTCTATGGTGACGATGTAGCAGAACAATTAAATCTTGAAGGTCTTGCGAATGACGCTATTGATGCGGCATTTACACCTGAGACTGCTCAGTTTATTAAAGAAAACCACGATGTACTTAAGTTAGGTGCTGACATTGTTGTTCGTGGTAAAGATCCCTCAGCGGCTATTGTAGATCGTTTTGGTGGTAAGATTCTTGACTACCTCAACGCAGACACCCCGAACCTTAGAGCCGCAGGGCAAGCAGGGTTAAACTTTGGTGTTGCTTTAGACAAAGGGGTTCCATTAGACCAAGCATTGCCTCGTGCTGTGGTTGACTACTTTGAACAAGGCGGTACAGTAGACCTAGCCACAGAAGGTGGTAACTTCCTTAAAGGTGTCTTCCCTGAGATCAATATTGACCTACCAGACGTTAATCTTCCAGACTTAGATATTGACTGGAAAGCAACGTGGGATGGTATTAACGCTAAGCTCCCTGAAGGTAACTTTAGATTCGCTAATGAGCTAATCCCTGACTTTGGTATTGATGGTTTGTTTGACCAAGGCTTTACACTTGAGGATTTCAACTGGGAAGCTATCGACACCTCAGGTATGAACCTAGGTGACTTTAATGCACGAGGGTACGACCTAGCAGACCTACAGGATATGGGGGTTGACTTGCCAGACTTAAACATTGACATCCCACGACTAGACTTTGAGCTACAGTGGGCTAAGATGACAGAGACATACCCCGGAGAAAAGATCACACCTGAAGGTGAAATGATTGCTTCTTTAGAGCCCGACCTAGATTTCTTAGGCGATGATGAGACTCCATTCTCAAGACAATTACTTGAGTCTGGAAAAATTGCTTGACATTTAACTTAAAATATGGTATCATACACATATGACGTACTTACAACTTGTTAATGCAGTCCTAAGAAAACTTAGGGAAGAAGAAGTTACTACTGTAGACGAGAGTGACTACTCTAAGCTCATTGGTGATTTTGTTAATGATGCTAAACGTCTAGTCGAAGACACTTGGGACTGGACGGGACTTAGGCACACCTATACAATTACTACGACTGTAGATGATCCTGTGTACTCGTTGAGTGGTTTTACTACTCGCTCAAAGATTCTTTATGTGCACAATGAAACACGGAATATAAACATCCCTCAGGAATCACTTCAGCGTATTCGTCAACTAAATCTTGAGTCTGACAGTGCTGTTGGCCCTGTGGTTTATTTTGCTGTCGATGGGCTTGATGGTAATGGCGACGCTCAGATTCGCTTATATCGGACACCTGCGGCAGTCGAGACATTTAATGTCTATACCGTAAAACGTACTGGTAATCTAACAACCGATTCAGAATCAACTTTAATTCCAGACTCTCCTATTATCCAATGGGCTTACTCCTATGCTCTCCGTGAGCGTGGTGAGACAGGAGGACAATCTGCGGCGGAACAGGCACTCTTTGCACAGAATGAACTAAACAATGCTGTGTCTTTTGATGCCGGATTGAGCCCTGATGAGACAGTCTGGACTTCTGTATAATGGCAAAACCACTTCAGAGTATTGCAATTCAAGCACCGGGTTTCTTTGGGTTAAACACTCAAGACTCACCTACGTCATTACCTGAGCAGTTTGCATTGGTTGCTGAGAATTGTGTTATTGACCAGTTTGGTCGTATTGGTGCTCGTAAGGGATGGACATACGAAACTACTTCTGGTGGTGACAGTATTGTCTCGATTGGTGAGTTCGTTAAGTCTGATGGAACTACCGAAGTTATCTCAAGCAGTGCTACAGCTATCTACAAAGGCACAACTACATTAACTGATATTACACCTGCGTCACACACAGTGTCCGATGGTCTATACGATCACGCTACTTTAAACGGAGTGCATTACTTGTTCCGTGAGGGGTCTGATCCTATTTACTATAATGGGACGACTTGTGATGAAGTATCTGCACACCCAGACTACTCTGGTACGGTGCCTAGCGGTAATATTGTGCAGTCTGGCTTTGGTCGACTGTGGGTTGCCAAAACGTCAACCAATAACACAACTGTATATTGGTCAGACTTACTCATTGGCGTTAAGTGGGATACAGGATCGTCTGGTTCTATAGATATATCTAAGGTGTGGCCTGATGGGGCTGATGAGATTACTGCACTGGCGGTACACAACGGAATCCTAGCAATCTTCGGTAAACGCCAGATTCTCTTGTACGTTGGTGCTGAAGACCCTGCGACTATGAAACTAGCAGATACCATTGTTGGTATTGGTTGTATCGCACGAGATTCTGTACAAGTCACAGGAACAGACTTAATCTTCCTAAGTGACTCAGGTGTTCGTAGCTTAAAGCGTACAGTCCAAGAGAAGTCAGCACCAATGACTGACATCTCAAGCAACATTCGGACTGAGCTAACAAACTACATTCTGTCTGAATCAGCGAATATCTTTTCGGTTTACTCACCAGAAGAAGCATTTTATTTATTACACTTACCAACAACAAACATCACTTATTGTTTTGACATGAGAGCTCCTCTCCAAGACGGAGCACACCGTGTAACCCAATGGGACACAATTGGCCCTCAGGCTCTCTGTAGAACCCGTAGCGGGACGTTGTTGCTTGGGAAGGGCTTAGGTATTGCTAAGTACGATGGTTACTCAGACAATGGCTCTGCGTACCAAATGTCGTACTTTACCAACTACATTGACTTTGGTGCTCCTAGTAACCTTAAGCTCCTTAAGAACCTTAAGATCACAGTAATTGGTGGTAGTGCAACAGATGTGACGCTTAACTGGGGCTATGACTATTCATATGCTTACAAGAAGAAACGATTTACGTTGTCTACTCAGGTTATCGCAGAGTACAACATTGCAGAATATAACATTGGTGAATTTAACGCAGGGGTCTTGGTAAACCGTCCGACAGTAAACGCTAGTGGTGGCGGTCAGGTCGTACAACTTGGTGTTGAAGCAGAGATCAACGGATCACAAGTTTCAATTCAGAGACTCACAGCACAGGCTATCGTAGGAAGGACTATCTAATGTCAAACTATACTAAGACAACTAACTTTACAGTCAAGGACTCTTTGGCATCTGGTAACCCCGCCAAGATTATCAAAGGCTCTGAGATTGATTCTGAATTTGATGCTATTCAAACAGCAGTAGCAACTAAATCAGATATAGCATCTCCGACATTTACAGGAACAGTAACTGCACCGACCGTCACGGTTACAGGTACTTTAACAGCAGGTACAATTGACGGAGGAACTTACTAATGGCAATTGATCTTTCAAGTCTCTCAGGACTCCTAGGTGGTGCCGGGATGGCCGCTAGTGCCGTCTTGCCTTATACTATGTCTGAGGAGGCAATCAGCCAACTTAAAGACATCGGAACAACAATGGGTGCTCGTGGTACTGCGATTGGTCAAGAGGCCGCAGGTGCTACAGAGTTCCAACCATTCACAGTAACAACCGGTACAGGTACAACTGCGATTGGCCCTACTGGTGGTTACACACAGACACTTGCAGAAACACCTCAGGCAATTCAAGAGGGCCTCTTAAGTGCCGCCCAAGGTGCTATTCCGGGTGCTCAAGTTACACCTGACCAACTCTACAGTCAGATTCAGCAAATGCGTCAGCCGGGTTATGAGCGTGAGCGTCTAGCTTTAGAGCAACGCTTGGCCGCTCAAGGTCGCCTAGGTACAAGCTCAATGTTGTACGGTGGTGCAACTCCTGAGTTAATGGCTATGGAAGAATCACGTCGCCAACAAGAGACTGCAGACATCCTGTCATCGTTGACACAAGCAGGTGCATTGACTGGTCAGAACATCCAGAACATCTCTGGTATGTTGACAGCGGGTTACACTCCACAAGCGCAAGCACTTGCGGCTATGACACCATCAGTACAACTACAGCAACCAATCGTTAGTGGCCGCCTTGGATCTCAAGAAGCTCTTTACAAAGGTGGTATTGCAGGTCTTGAAGCACAGGCGGCAGGACTCACTGGTGCGGCCAATGTTGAAGCGGCTCGTACACAGGCACTTGGTAACACCTTGGCTCAAATCTTCGGTGTACAGATGGCTGAAGGACAGACACAATCACCATATGATCGACTTATGAACATCTTAGGCTTCGGTGGTGAGTCTAGCGGTACATCAGATGCAAACTTAAGCGATTCGCAGTTCTTTGATGAATACGGTTACTTTAGGGGAGAAGCATAATGGCTCAAGCTAGGTCTATGATCCTTGATATGCTCAAGACTCCGACTCAAGTTAGAGAGGAACAACGTCAGCGTATTACAGAGCAAGCAATGGGAATGCGTTCTCAGATCCCTCAAGGCACTACATCAATCCCAGGATTGCTTACGAATTTAGCTAATCAGTCTATGGTTCGTACAACTCAAGGAATGGCTGAGATGCCTAGGAGACTCGCAGGGGCCGCAGGACAGTTTGCAGGTATGGCAGGAGCTACTCCTGAGACGCAAAGAGCCATTCGTGGCCTAGGATTGACTGGAGAAGAACTTCAGGCACAGCGTGTACAAGAAGCCGCTAGTGATCTTGACTTAGGCAACGTCGAGTCAATGAGGCAAGCACTTAAGCGTATGCAGGAAGCAGGGGCTCCATTAGAAGCAACACTTGCGTTGTCTGAAGCAATTGCTAAGCGTCAAAAAGAACTACTTGACCGTGCTTCTGCCGCTCGTGGTGAACAATTACAACGTGACTTGTTTGGCCTAAAAGAACGTCAGATTGAACTTGACGAAGCTAAGTTTGACGCTGAGACACTCTTAGGCGGTGCCTTAGGTGAGTTTGACTTAAATACAGAAGACGGTCTTAACGATGCTGTTGAGGCTCTTATGGCTCGTGGTAAGGTTGCTGAAGCAGTACGATTGAAGAATGCGTATAAAAAGGAACAAAGCACACTTGAGCAACGTGTCACATACTTAGCAGAGAACTTCACTAACGGCGACTTACAAGCCGCTTACGATATGGCGTTGGAAGAGAAACGTGTAGAGCCACTATTAGGAGACACAGCAAAACGCCTAGATACTGACTTTGAGAAAGCAAACGCCACAGTTAGTCGAATCAACACAGCCAACGACGCACTACGAATCCTTGCTTCTGGTGATGTTAACATCGGTGCATTACCTAAGACCCGCCAAGGAGCACTTAAGCTACTTGAGCAGACTCTTGGTCTTGACACCGATCAGTCAGTAGAACGTACCGAATTATTAATGGCACGGGCGAAGAAACTTGGTGGTGAAGCACTCGCTTCTGGGATGTTCGGTTCTGGCACAGCAATTTCTGATCGAGATTTGATTACAGCGATGTCGATTGCGGGTGGTGATGAGAACTTGACTCCTGCAGGTATGGAAGCCATCTTACGGGCTAATATGGCGATTGATATCCATCAACTTGAAAAATACAATAAGCGTGTCAATTCACTTGGTCAAGGCTTTTGGGATAGATCGTTCTACTCTAAAGAATCTTATATGCTTCAGGCACCTGAAGTCTTTATTCCGTCGTTTTCTCCTGAACGTGCTGAGAGTGCCGCTAGTGACGGACAAGGAAACACAATCTACGAATATCGTGGCGAATGGTATAACGCCGACGGTACACGCTACGAACCATAGGAGTCCATATGGCCGCTCAATTACCTCCGGGATTCTCACGAGTAGATATCCCTACTCCTGCACCTAACCAAGACGTTCCCGTCCCTGCCAATATGCCGCAAGGATTTACGCCTGTGCAAGAACCTGACGTTGACCCTGATAGCTTCTTTGGTCGTGTCGGTACGCAGATTGGTAAGCGTATTGAGAAAGTCGAACGTAGTGTTAAAATGTACGAGGAAGGTGAAATTACTTATCCTGAGTTAGCACTGCGTGGTCTTGGATTTGGTGTTGGTTCTGTCTTTGACACTGTCGGTGAAGGTGCAATGACAATCCTAAGTGCACTTACGCCAGATCAGGTTGAAGACTTCCTCAAAGAACAGATTGCCGCAGGTGGCACTAAGTTGATGGAGACTGATACTGCTAAGAGTCTTCTACAAGCGTATCAAGAACTACCACAGCGAGCTAAAGACAACTTCGGTGATATCGTCACAGTCGGTACTGGAATGTTGCCTAAGGGTCAAGCAGGTAAGAAACTTGTTGAAAGCGGCATCAAGGCAGAGAAAGAAACACTTGCTAAGTACGTCTTGAATCAAACACCATCTGCTAAAGAGTTCCGTGTGCGTGAGATGGGTCTGCCTAAGAATATGCAGACTACATTGAACCGTGAAGACTCAATCTTAAATACTGTAGTGAGCCTTAAAGGTGTCTCAGAGTCATCAAGCCGTAAGAAGATCATGGGTTCTATCAACCAAGAGATTGGACGACTAGCACAAGACATCAACAAGAGCCTTGCAAACTCTAAGTATAAGTACATTCCTAAGCAAGATGTTAATGTTGTTGTCACTAAAGCAATGCAAGAGTACACACAGAAGAACCCTCTGTTTGCTACAGAGAAGTTCAGTAATCTCCGTGGTAACCTACAAGAAGCCTACCGTCAAGCACTCAAGGAGTTCAATGGTAAGCCTCAAGAACTTCTTAAGCTCCGCCAGAACTTTGACAAGAACGTAGCGACACTGCTCAAGAAAGACGTACACGAAGGTGACGTTAGTCGTGAGATGGTTGCGTCTATTCGTAACAGTCTAAACAACATGATGGAGTCTGTGGCACCTGATGATGCAATCAAGGCATCTATGCGTCGTCAGCATAACCTAATGCTTGCTAAAGACAACCTCGCATACAATATGGCTCGTGAAGGGTCGATGGTTGAAAACACAGTTAAGTTCATTAATCAACACCCATTTATGGCTATGAGTGCCGCCGGTGGTACAGGTATGATCCCAAGCCTGTTAGGTTCTGAGGTTGGTCTTGTGGGTGGCTTGACAGCCGCAGGTGCTTATGGAGTCACACGCCCAAGTGTGCGTAAGGGTGTCGGTACGGTCTTAAGTGAATTGCCTACGACTCGTGGAATGCTCTTTGGTGCCACTAACACTGTTGAAGAAGAAATGCAAGGAATAGCTCCGTAATGGCTGATTACAGAGAACAACTACGCAAAGTATCACAAGAGTACGACTCAGGTGATCGTAATTACCTTGAGTTGCTCTTAGGTCAAGCCGGGGTAGGTGGTGGAATGATCGGTGATGCCGTTAGTGCGCTTATCCCCGATCCTGTCGAGCAGAAGATTGCCCAAGGTACTCAATACCTCGCAGAAACGCCTGTAGGACAAGCAGTAGGTCAAGGCTATGGTGCCCTACAGCAACAGTTCCCACGGACTATGAGAGGCGTTGAGGAGGCTACCAGTGCGTCCTCTATGTTGTTCCCTGCTCGTACAGCCGTGAACCCTAAAGCGGCAATGCATAAGTTGTCAGCGAACTTACCTAACAAGATGGACTTCGACTTTGATCCAACGACAGGTAAGTACAAGACTCAGTTCTATCTACCAACGCCAGATGCTGAAGCCCGTGCTAAAGCCCGGAGCCCTGAGTTGTATCAGAAGTACCCTACACAGGCAGTCCAGTTTGAGAAAGGATTGTCTCGTGTACAGGCGATTAGCAAAGGACTTGCGTTAGGGCTCTCCAACTCACTTAAGCAATCTATGTCACCCACAGGGCAAGCACAATGGCGTGAGAAAGGTGTGAGTAAGACTTTGACTGATTTGTCAACTGCGGATATGCCCAACAAGAACAAACTACAGACACTCTACGGACAACCCGCCTATGAGCGTATCTTAGGGAGCCAGTACGGTAACGTTAGTGAGACTCTCAAGAAACTGGACGATGACTTCTTCACTCACGAAGGTGTCTTTAGTTTTAATGACTTTAACAAACTCACAGGTCACACCAAGGATGACGCAGGGCCATTCTTCAGGACGATTATGTCTAACTGGGGAATTAAGCCTGACGATAACTTCTTAATGATCGTTAGACAGCCTAAGGCAACTGAGGGTGCGGGAGACCTCATGAGTGATGTCATGTTTAAGTCAACGACTGCCCGTAAGCTCCCTTCAGTGTTCCAAGCAGACACTGGATTTACAGATTCTAAGTCGTTCTTGAACTTGTACGATATGGGTAAGCGAGGTGAAGGTAAGCTGACACCTGAGCGTCGTAAGATCATTAAGAGAACACTTGACAACAATCCAGACTTACTTCAGATCACTGATCCTACACAATTGACACGAGAGCTCACCAAGGCAGTCTCAAGAGAAGTAGGCTCACAGAATGCCTTCGGTGTCGGTAATGTTGTCTCAGCGGCATTCAAGAACAAACCACGTCGCTCCTTTAACTCTAATGACGAACTTGCGTCTGCCTTGGAAGCCAAAGGGCTTAAAGTAGTTCGCCGTAAAGACCAAAAAGATGATCCTGATGTCTTCATTACTGACTCAGTATCCTCAAGTGCCTATGAGCTTGGCGGTGTGAATATTGTCTACAAGGTTGAGCGCACTGGTGATGTGATTGCTCAGGTATCTGATGTCAACGACTTGGTAGGTGTTGGTGCCCCCGGTGCGAAGAAGATGATTGTAGTTACTCCACCAATCAAGAAGAACTTCGCTAAGCCGGAAGAAAGTAAATCTACGACACCTAGTGATGCTGTAGGTCGTGTGTATGAAGACGTAAGACGGCCTGTGACGCCTAAAGCGCAGGACTATATTTCTGCAGGTGCTAATGTAGGCACTGTGGCCGCCCCTGTGGCCTCAGGAATGCTATCGGGTGCCCAAGAGCAAGAATAAAAAAAGGCTCCCGAAGGAGCCAAAAGTCAGAGTCCACCCAACCCTACTCAAAAACCTCAAAGATATCCCCGATCATAATTTTAACAAATGGGATATTGATGACGAATCCATCAAAGAAGTACACTTGAGCATCATCAATGTCTTCATTTGCTTTCCAACCCAATACTGGTTGCGACTGGACAGTCTCAATTGACAGTCCAAAAACGTGGTGAAATCTCATTGCCATCATATCTCTACCGCCCTATATAAATGCTTTGCATTTCCTGTTTGTCCTGATTGTGATTGCTTGATTGCTGAGGTGCCGTCCTTGGCTCTGTAAGTCCCTATGTACCTCTGTCCACAGTAAACCTTATACGTCCTTACCAACCCCAGTCTTCTCCTTCCAATCCGTGTGCGTTGTAATCTGTGACTCGCTTTTCAAAAAAGTTGGAAATAGAACTACCACCAAGCAACTCCTCCATCCACGGGAGAGGGTTCTCCTTAACCTTCCAGTTCGTCTTAAGACCAAGTTGGAGTAGTCTGCGGTCTGCGAGGTAGCGAATGTACTGCTTGACATCTGCCGCCGTGAGACCTTCCAAGTCACCCATCTCATACGCAAGGTCAATAACCTTGTCTTCCAGTTTGACTGCAGTACGGAACATTTCGTAGATATCTTTCTTAAAATCATCATTGACAACCCTTGGGTGTTCCTCACAGAACGCCCGGAATAACTTAGCCATACCCTCAGCGTGTTGTGACTCATCTCGTACTGACCACTCAACGACAGTACACATACCCGGCATCTTGCCGTATCTCTGGTAGTTCAATAGCATTGCAAATGCACTGAACAACGACATACCTTCATTCATGACTGACCTAGCGATTGCCAAGGCAGTGCCTGAGTGACTATGTACGTCAATATCGGACATGAACTCCACTTTTGCAGACATTTGTTGATACTCTAAGAACGTACTGAACTCCTCCTCAGGCAACCCTAGGGTGTCATTCAGGAGAGCGTAGGCTCTTTGGTGGATGAACTCTCGACCTGCAAAGGCCGTAAGCATCGCCCTGATCTCATTGTTCTTAAACTTGGGTATATAATACTCCAAGTAGTTTGTTCCCACCGCAACGTCACTTTGCGTAAAAAGCCGCAGGATTTGGGTAATATGGTGTTTCTCTTGCTCCGATAGTGCACCGGATTTCCAATGGTTGACATCTGTTTGCAGTTCCAGTTCATCTTCAATCCAGTGAATCCTCTCGTGTTCTGTGGCGTAGGTCACTGCCCAAGGGTAGCTAAAGGGTTTGTAGGTGGTGTTTGACTCCAGTAGGCTCATTTAGTTCTCCAGTTCTGATTGGTTCTGATAGATTACATTCATTAGATTATTGTTGTGGTATTGTAGGCGTTCTACTTCTTGTACTAGTTTTGCTGTTGTATCAAAACAATCGTTCAATAGTCGTTTGTTAAACGGGTCACTGTCTTTGATTAAATCTAATCTCTTAAGTAGATTCTGTGCTTCTTCTGTCATCCTCATCCTCAAACTTATACTCGTCATTCTCTTTATCTACAGCCATCTCAAGCAATCGCCTTAGTCCGATACTAACCAACAGTCTTGTAGCATCGGAGTCTGTATCGACAACCAGTGTTGCACTACCATCTTCATGTTCAACGTAGTCTTTAACGTCAATTGTTCCTGCTTTGGTTTTCATGTTAGCTCCTTTGCATAGGAATACTATGCATAGATAATTACATTATATGTAATGTACTCCCACTTTTATGCGGATAATAGCTATCCCTGACAACTCACACAGACTTCATCATCTTCAAAGTCCTTCAGTGCATTACGGTCTACCTTAGTGCCAACCTTCTCCGCTGTAACACCAGCAGTCGTCCTAAGATAATATAATCCTTTAAGCCCTTCCTTCCATGCCTTGAGATGTACCTGATTAACAAGAGCCTTGTCAGTACCCGCCGGGAAGAACACATTAACTGATTGTCCTTGACAAATGAACTCTTGTCTTTTACCTGCGTGTTCGACAACCCATGTCTGATCCAGTTCAAACGCTGTTTTAAATACATCCCTCTCGTCATCGGATAGGAACTCCAAGTGCTGTACAGAGCCCTCGTTCTCAAGTATGCTCTGCCACACCTTCTTTGTATTTTGCCCCTTCTCATCTAGAAGTTCCTCCAAGTACGGATTGCGAACAGTATGACTACCGGCACGAGTACGATGGACATAGCAGTTGCTAATGCGTGGTTCAATGCTAGCAGAGCACCCACATAGGATACTAGAATTAGCGTTAGGAGCAA